CAGAGGCTGGTGGGTTGCTAAATGCATAAGCCACATTAGCAGACGGTGCGTGAACAAACGTGTTGCCAGACGAAAGGTCTAATGTGGGGCCGGTGTTACTGAATGCGGCTGTGGGTGGTGTAAATGTGCTGGTGTATCGTGCTGCGCCACTGGTAATACGGAGTTCGTCGATAAAACCTTTAAAGGAGGTTTCGGAAGAAGCCGCAACATCACCGCCTATAAAACCAGTATGCGAAGGCACGTTGTAAGAATAAGTGTGAGTGCCTACAGACGCACCATCTAGATAAAAAGTTACAGTTGTACCTGATCTAACTATGGCAATATGATACCATTGATTGGCAGTTTTTGTAGCGCTTGAAATAAAAGTGCCGCCGACATTCAATCTAAACTTGTCTACTGCGTCTTCGTGGTCGTATTGCAATGTAATTTTATTCGCTGACGAAGCATCGTTTACAACTCTAAAACAAGTTGGAAATCTCTTCGTTTGGCTTTCGGGGTAAACCCACGCTTCATATGTAAAGTCACCAGTTCCAAAACCCGTATTAGTAAAAGATAATTCATCACCCGTCCCATCGAATTGAATAGATCCGGTGCCAAATTTCTTAACCGCTGTATCAATTTGTGTATTGCCAGTAACGGTCATGGATACTGAATTAGAACTACTATCCGTAATCGTAGTGCTGCCGCTTGCTCCATCACCGTGCAAAAGCAAAGACACATCAGCAAAGTTAGCATCACCTATGGTTGCTGGGTCTGTGCCTACGCGGCCACCCGTTGGCTTTGCAGCAAATACACCGCCTGTATAATCTAAGACTACGCTCATGACACAGCATCCCCTACTTGATTACCGTAATAAGTAGACCCGCCGTCAGTCGTGAAGAACGTATATACGTCAGTTTCACCGGAGGCAGGGGCTGCGGGTGCTGTGCCAGAAGGCCATTCTACAGAAGAGGGCCATGCGATTGTCACCGTGGCAGATGGCGTGACTTTAAGTGTGAAGTCATATGAAGTGCCAGAGCTTGGGGGATTGGTAAAGGCGTAAGCTACGTTAGAAGACGGTGCATGGCTGAAGACGTTACCTGATGAAAGGTCTAACGTTGGGCCATTGTCTAAGAAGGCAGCGGTAGGTGATGTGAAGTTGGAGGTGTAACGGGCAACGCCACTGGTAATACGGAGTTCGTCTAAGTACCCGTTTAAGTAATTTGTAATTCGCGATGTGTTGACCCCAATCTCCCAAACATAATCTAAGGTGTAATCTCTGGGTGTGCTTTGCGTGTAATCGAGCTCTTCGGTCCCATTTAAAAAATACTTAATACTGGTTCCGCTACGGACTATTGCGATGTGATACCACGTATTAACACTCGGCGCACCAGCGTTGCCTAGCAGTCTGTCAGACCCATCAATAAAAAGTCTAAAATTAGTGTTAATATCAATTAATAAAGCCTCTGTAGTTCCTACAGTATCTGACCTCGTATCAATATACTTTTGATTACCTGTCGCAACTTTGTGACGCACAAAGAACTCAATAGTGAAGTCACCGCTTAAATCTATTGGATATGTTGAGCCATTAATTGAAAGATAATCACCTGAACCATCAAACTCTATAGATCCTGTGCCAAACTTTTTAACCGCTGTATCAATCTGAGCATTGCCATTCGCTGTAACAGAAACAGCATTACTAGAGCTATCCGTGATCGTAGTGCTGCCGCTTGTACCATCTCCATGAAGCAGCAAACCTACATCAGCAAAGTTAGCATCGCCTATGGTAGCAGGATCAGCACCAACACCCTCACCCGTAGGTGCAGCCTCAAAGAAGCCAGATGTGTAGTCGATTACAAGGCTCATTAGTTATCCTTATACGGCTGTAGAGCCATCCATGTCATCTTGGTCCATGACCCAAGCATAACATTTATCCATAAACGTAGCACCAGACTTAGCTTCTACATCTGTGAGGTTTGCGCTGTAGCGTTTAAAGTCTACTTCACGAGTGTCATCGTTGGGTGTTGCTGTTGCATAGGCACTCAAGTCAATCATTACGGAGAACTTTGGATCAGTTCCACGCTGACGGCTGACTGCCGCTGTCACAATGCGGTAATAGGCGTTGTTGAATGCAATGCCATACTGACTTGCACCTTCTGCGATGTTATGTTGAATAGCCATTTGGTATCTCCTTTTAGGCGTAAGTTACTTCAGTGGTTCTAATATTAGCCACCCAGCGTATGTTATGGCTCGCTTCACCAGTACAAGTGATAGCCAATGCGTTGTTGGTGTTATCGGCTGAGAGAGCCATGCCCCAGCCATCTGCATTTGAGATTACTGTAGTTGCACTGTTGGCGAGTGTAGTTGTGCCACCATCATTTACCAGCAAGCCTTCAATCTTCCATGAGGCATATGCTTGTGCGCCGTTTTGCATCGCAGTGATTGTTCCGTCGAAGGTAATACAGGTGTCACTGACAGCTACAATCTGGTTAGTTGATGCTGCCGTGCTGTTGTTTGTAGTAAGCACTGTGGCGGTTGCGTCAGTAGTATCTGCACGAAGAATAAACTGACCACCTTGTGCATCTCCTTGGGCAGAAAAACGTCCTGCCGCAAAAGCAAGTTTACCTGCTTCATCTGCTTTTGAATAGTGTCCTAAAGCTACAGAATTGTTTCCATTAGCTGTTGTAAATACTCCCAAAGCAATAGACTTACTACCTTGAGCAATTGCTGTGTCACCAATTGCAGTTGATTCTGCATTAACTGCATGAGCAGAGTTACCTACGGCAAATGATTTACTTCCTTGTGCCTTTGCTTGTTTCCCCAGCGCAATACTATTAGCACCCTGTGCGCCATAACTTGAGGTGTTGTTGTCGATAGCGGCGGCGAAGCTGGAAGCACCAGAGGCGTAAGATTTAGTTAAGGCAGTGGCGAAGCTGTTTGATCCCGCCGCTACACTATTTGCGCCTATCGCTGTGCTGTATGGCGCTGCCGCATTAGATGCCCTTCCATAATTTGCTGCGCCCTCTCCTGTTGGATTACTACTGTGCTGATAACCTATGCTTACACTTTGCAATCCAGAGGCTTCTGCCCCGTTTCCCGCCGCAAAAGAAGTGTTTCCCGAAGCTGTTGCGAGCCGCCCAATGCTAATAGAATTGGTGCCAGTCGCAGTTGGTTTGGTGGAAGACCCATCGTAGTTTTCAGCATAGAGATCAGGTGAACCACCACCAGCGTCTGCGAAGGTAACAGCGCCTGAGCCATCTGTGGTAAGTACCTGCCCGTTAGTACCGTCTGTGGTAGGTAGGGTGTAGGTTTCTGAGATGCGTACTGTGTCAGCCGTGCCACCTAAGTTGATTTGGTTTGCGGCGGTAGACTGTACGCTGTCACCAATGCTAACAGAATTTGCATGAGATGCTGTGCTGCCATCACCCATAGCAATAGCATGTGCCTCACTAGCAGTATTGCTCTGACCACCTAAAACTGAAGCATAGGAGCCGCTTGCGGTATTGCTTAGACCACCGACAACAAGACTTCTAAAGCCAGATGAGGTTGAACTCGTTGCACCCAAAACCGCTGCACTTATTCCTGATGCAGTATTATTATAACCTATACTTGTTGCGTATGCAGCATTAGCCTTAGCTTGATATCCTACCGCAATAGTATTAGCATCAGTAGCACCGTAGCTGGATGTCCTGTTTTGTATAGTTGCTGCAAAACTTGTATTTCCAGAAGCATAGGAAGAGCCAATTGCTTGCGCACCATTTCCTGTTGCGGTAACACCCCCAGATGTAGCAAATGAACCGGGTGCACCCGCTACAGCCCCAATTCCACCTGCGGTTTGACCAATTGCTACAGCGTAGTATGGTGCGTTTGCTATTGCACCAGAACCAAAGGCAAAGTTATAAGTGCCTGTGCTTGCTTCTGAATTATAACCAATAGCTACATTGTGCGTATTACTAGCGTCTGCTCCAAATCCAATTGCAACACTGCTAGTTCCACTAGATGTTGTACTATCTCCAATTGCTATAGCATTTGTACCAGTGGCTGAAGGCTGTGCAGTGGGGCTACTTTCATTAGCAGCATATAGATCAGCACCACCACCAGCATCTGCAAACGTAACAGCGCCAGAGCCATCTGTGGTAAGTACCTGATTGGCACTTCCGTCAGCCGTTGGCAGGGTGTATGTTCCGCTAATCTTTACTTGGTTAGTAGTGCCGCCTAACGCAATAAGGTAATCTGTGGAAGCCGAAGCCTGATAACCTATCGCCATCGACCCCGTATTGTTTGCTGTAGAATCTCGCCCAATCGCAACACTGTAAGCACCGAGAGCGCCGTAAGTTGATGTGTTTCTATCTATAGCTGCTGCAAAACTGCTTTGCCCTGCAGCATAGGACTTTGTTAGTGCAGTTTGGTTAAAAGTACCTCCACTGGGATCATATGCAACGGAGTTATTACCAAGTGCTGTTTGACCTGCAAAACCACCGCTAAGTCCGGATGCCGAAGAGTTCATCCCCAAAGCTACCGAAGAAGCACTTGTCGCAGAAGCATTTGAGCTAAGAGCTATAGCGTTAGTTTCTGTAGCGGAGGCATTATCCCCTATAGCTATTGCGTCATTGTTAGAGACTGTGGGTGCAACTGATGTTGATCCAACTTGTTCCGCATAGAAAAAAGGAATGTCTTCGGCGGCGGCGGTAATAAACACGCGAGCGCTACCTGACAAGTTAATAGCAGAACCTGAGTTAGAACTTTCACTGGGCGTACGAGATAGTGTAGTGCCAGAGGCTGTATAAGTCCCTGTACCAATCTCAAAGTTGGTCCCATCCTCTATGGTGTACCTAACTGAATTACCGTTAGTTACTCCTGCGTCCGCAAAACTTTGGTACCCTGAAACAGGGCTGCCCAGAGTTATCGTGCCTGTCCCGGTAGTTGCCGTCGCGACATAGGCTCTATTCTTTAAAACAGGCATATACGATTACCTCTATAATTTACGCGATACGAATAATAGCACTCGTAGCGTCCGCCGTTGGGAACTGAATTTCAAAATCACCACTAGAAGAAGATTTATCAGCGCCAAAGTCTAACACCGCTACAGAGGGGTTTGATCCGCCCGACTGGTATATCAACGCTCCACGAGCTGTAATTGTGGAGGAGGTCCATGTAGTGTTAGAAAAACTTAAAAACACGGTAGTACCTGACCCACCATTTGTTGGGTTAGTTGAAATAGTCAACGTATTCCCACCCGCGCTATACCCTGTACCTGATACCTCGTTAGAAGTAGTATAGGCAGCGGTAGCCGCGTCCAAAGAAGCAGATGAAGTATACAACGCGATTTTAAACGTTTGCGCTGTATTGCTGCTGAAGTCCATTTCACCGTCAAGCAGGGCTTGCTTGAAACTGGTACACATCGCCTGTGTTATAGCCATATCTAGTCTCCTTTAACTTACTGGCACTCGGAACTGTCCCGAGCGATAGGCGTCTTCACGTAATTTACCATCCCCAAGCGTTTTTAATAAAGCTATGGATTGCAAGTACATCTTTTCATAGTTCTCAATTACATCCGGTTCGCCTTTTAAAAACCGAATAGCTTCGATCAATGCGCCATTTAACAACGCAGAATCAAACTCGTCTCCGAGCCATGTATTGTTGGCCGTAACAATAGACTCAGGGTAATACCCATAATGAAGCTCTGCAGTATAATTACCACTTGGTGTTGGGCCTAAGATAAAGGAATCATTATCAAAGTAGGCGTAATGCTTTGGAAGCCCCACTGATGTGGGTGTGGGGTACGCTTCTCTGATAAAGTTTACATCTTTGTTTATTAAGTAGTGATACGCGCCATCAGTATCTACCACCGCGAGCGAATACGTGTACAAAAAGTCTGTAGGAACGCTAAGATACTTGTTATTAGTAGTCAAAGACCCAGTAACGTTTCTACGTAGCGCGGGTATTTGCACTGTATTATATATCTTCTGTTCAGCCTGCTCAGTAAACATAGCGAGCTGGGCATCTGTGAACGAGTTCTCACAAATGTCTTCTATGTTGGTTTTCAGCTCGGTATAGTTCATAACTTATGCCATTGGCCCCCGTGCGTATAAACCTTTGGTCGCCGCACCCGTGCCACGTACCTTAACCTTACCGCCTTTTTTATAGCCCGTCTGCATCGGCTGACCTGTTTTCTTTGCTTCTTTGGCAGCGGCTTTTTTACCTGCTGCGTCATATCCAAACATTTTGTTTCCAACTTTAGGCATAATGCACCTCCTACGTTATACTTACAACAACAGTACCTACAAATCCAGCGCCAACTAACGTGTTAGGTACAAGCTCAAACGGATCGTCACCGCCACCTACAGGGTTCCATCCCCACTGTATAGCTCTACTACTGGTATCACCTGACGCGGCTAGGCTTTGATCCGGGCGTGGATTGCGTATAGCTTGCGGATCATCAACAGGAAATTCACCCAACTTTAACTGTGGGTGGTCGGGACTCCAGCACTCAGGGCACGCCTTTATATTGGTGTCACGCCCCTTAACAAACAAGTTCTTTAGCTCCCGCAGCTTGTACTGGAACCCGCATACATCACAGAGCGCTAACGCTTTTTTACCTGATGCAAACCTATCCGCCATTACGCAATCCTACCTATTCTAGGCACAAAACGCGCAGCGGTCTTTTCCCTATCTTCCCCTGCGGCCATCTCAAACTGTTCGTCATACACAGCCTTCAACATAGGGATACGATCTACTAACTCAGGAACCTTCATAGAAATGTGGTATGCTAACCCCGCAACGAGGCACGGGAAGAAGCGGAAGTTCATATCTGCTGTTTGAACTCCAGACCCAGCGTCTTCAATGCGCCGCATCCGCCAGTAATACAACACGTAGTTATCGTTATCGGGTACGGGCCAAACATTTACTTTTGGTGCATCGCGCAAACGCTCCACATAAAGCTGTATAGGACGACCTTGTGTTAACTTGTTAGGTATAGACGCGTACGTACTTACACTGATTCTGCTTATGGTAAGATCAGATTGTGTCGTAGTATTACCACTGTTAGTACGTATTTGATGTTCAAGCAAATCAATAGTATC